TATATTATGAGAATTTTGATGATTGCCACGGGTAAGTGTGGTTCCAATTCATTAACAAACGCAATATCAGAAGACTACCATTTAACATGGGTAAATGAACCTTATAACGAGGGAATGAACCATGCAAACAGTCCTCTAAGTTTAGAAGAAAAAAGAAGTTTAATCGATTCTGATAACGTAATTGTAAAATGTGTAAATGCTACATGGCAACATCCAAATGAAAGATTATCACAATTTGATGATATAGAAGTACGAAACGACTTCTTTAAATCATTATCTAAAACCTTTGACAAAACAATTTTATTAGATAGAAGATACGAATCCGAAAGACTATTTTCTGTTCTACATGCACACCAACATAATACTTGGAGTCAAAAAGAAAAATATCAAATAAAAGAAGTGACACTTAATGAACACTGGAAACCCTACCTAGAAGGTGCATGTTATCAAAAAGACTCAATCAATAAACTATCTGAAGATTTGAATTTACCTATCCATAGATTTGAAGATTTTTGTACTGAAAATTACGAGTTATCAGAGAAAACTTACAACGATATCATAGGTACAAAACATTGTGAGTTTTCATATCTTTACGATACCTACTTCAATCCTAGACACAAACAAGGATACAAAAATACCTAAATAGTAGACAAACACATAAAAAAAGTGTATAATTACTATTATGGGTGCAAAAAACTTACATTTAGAACATTTAGAAGACGAGATTATCAATCAGGGGATTGATGGTGGTCGTGGTGCAATAAACTTCTTACAAGGTCTTCGAGATATGATGAAGGGTAATTCTAACTCTTCAGTAAATATGACCGTAAAGTGGGATGGAGCTCCTGCAATCTTTTGTGGTAAACATCCCGAAACAGGTCAATTCTTTGTTGCAAAGAAGTCTTTGTTTAATAAAGAACCACTTTTTTACACTTCAGAACATGAAATCAATAATGCATCCGAACTCTCGGGTCAACTCAAAGAAAAGTTTTTAACTTCATTTCAACACTTATCTAAACTTTCGTGGAATACAATCATGCAGGGTGACCTCATGTACACGAATGACACGAAAATGCAAAAGATAGATGGTAAGTCATATATTACCTTTCAACCTAACACTATTCTTTATGCAGTAGATATTGAATCAGAATTAGGTAAAACTATTGCAAAATCTAAAATGGGTATCGTGTTTCACACTACTTACACTGGTGGGTCAATTGCAGACTTATCTGCAAGTTTTGGTGCAAACATATCTAAACTAGGAAGTAATTCAGATGTATGGATTGACGATGCGACTTACAAAGATGTATCAGGTAATTCTACACTTACTGCAAAAGAAACACTTAAACTTACACAAGAACTATCTGCAGTCGGTAAAGCATTCCATGGAATCACACGAAAAGATTTACAGAAGTTCATGAAGATACAGGAAGAGATTGGTAGAAAAGGTGCAGGTGCAACTTATAAAACTTATGTAAACTCTCTGATAAGAGGTGGTTCATATAAACCAACATACAACGGATATATGAAACACTTTGAAAACTACTGGAGAGATAAAGTAGTTGCAAAAGTTAAAATGGAAAAGACAAAACAAATTAAAACAGAGATTGGAGAACAACTATATTCAGAATTACGTTCATTGAATAAGTTTATCACCAATCTTACTAAGTTCATGGAACACTTAGTGATTGCAAAACAGATTATCATCAATGGTCTAAATAGAGTAAAGAGTATAGGAACTTTTAAAAAGACTTCAACTGGTTTTGAAGTTGTAAATCCCGAGGGATATGTTGCAATTGATAAAACAGGTAGTGCAGTTAAACTTGTAGATAGAATGGAATTTGCATTTAATAACTTTACTGCACAAAAGAATTGGGACAAGTAATGAAAACATTCGGTAAATTTTTAACAGAAGCAAAAGACAAGGGTGCAGTGTTTAGCTTCGGAAGATTTAATCCTCCAACCACTGGACATGCAAAGTTAGTTGATAAATTGAAGAAAGAAACTAGAGGAGGATATGAACCTCTCTTGTTCACTTCACACTCAAATGACCGTCAAAAAAATCCACTATCACATAAAGACAAAATCAAATATCTAAGAAGATTTTTCGGAAGAATTGTAGTTGATGCAGATGCAAGAACCGTATTTGATATTGCAAATGAACTATATTATAAAGGATATAGAAAAGTAAGAATGGTTGTAGGTTCAGACCGTATTAAAGAATTTGATATGTTGTTGAACAAATACAATGGTGTCAAAGCACGTCATGGATTCTATAAGTTTGATTCTATCGAAGTTGTATCTGCAGGAGAACGTGACCCCGATTTAGATGATGTATCAGGAATGAGTGCAAGTAAAATGAGGGGATATGCAGAAAAAGGTGACTTTGAAAACTTTTCACAAGGAGTTCCTACAAAAAACAAGAGAGATAAAGAATTATTATATAAAGATGTCCGTAAAGGAATGGGTATTGCAGAAGGAACACTTCCACACTATATGATGGAAGATTTAATTACAGAGGGTGTTTACGACCCAGGCACATTCAAAGCAGTTTTCTTTTCAGGTGGGCCAGGTTCAGGAAAATCTACAGTTGTAAACAAACTTGGATTAAAGGCACTTGGTCTAAAACTCGTCAATACTGATAACGCATTTGAGAACGGACTTAAAAAGGCAGGACTTACACTTGACCTTAGAGGTGCAGACTTTGATAAGATAGACCCTATTCGTGCAAAAGCAAAAAGAATTACTGCAAAAAATATGGACGACTATATTATGGGTAGACTCGGTATGATATTTGACACTACAAGTGCAAACCTCACTAAAGTGAAAAAATACGTGAAGATGTTAGAAAGAATTGGATACGAATACAAAATGATATTCGTAAATGCATCTTTAGAAAATGCACAAAAACGAAATGAAATGAGAGCAAGAAAACTACCAAAAGAAATCGTGCAAAAAGATTGGGAAACTGCACAAAAAAATATGAATGACCTCAAGAAAATTTTTGGTAGAAACTTTGTAGAAGTTAAAAATGACGATGACCTTGCATCATTAGAAAAGAAAGCAAATAGTCTCTATGCAAAATTAATGGGATGGACTACTTCATTTCCCTCAAACAAACTTGCATTGAAGTGGAAAGAGTCAGAGTTAATTGCAAAAGGTAGTGGAAGTGCAAAAGATAAGAATACACCAGTAGGAAATTTAGGGTCGTTAGGAGTAAAAACATTTAAAACATTTAAAAGTAGAACGACTGGTAAGAAGACAATTATTAAAAAAACATAAATAGTAGTATGGACTTATTAAATACATTATTAGAGAAGAAAAAGGTCGCACAAGATAAGGATATCAAAGACCGAGAAGGAACTCAACCATCCAAATATTACGCAAAGGATGCTGAGGGTGATGATATGGCAAAGTCCACTAAACAAGCACGTGCAAGACACTTTGAGAAGGGAACTAAAAAAGACGATGATGACCCTTCTGCATACGAACCTGCTCCAGGCGATAAGTCTGCAGAAACCAAACCCTCACAACACACTAAAAAATTCAAGAAAGTATTTGGTGAAGATTTAGAAGAAAAGGTAAATGTCAAAAAGGCATTATCTAAAGTAAAAGGTCTTACTAAAAAACAAATGGAAGTCCTTGCATCATTACAACAATCACAACTTGTAGTAATTGCACAACAATTATCAGGTTTAGTTATGGGTGAACAACTAGAAGAAGGTAAAATGGTTGCACCAGCATCTCAAATTATCAAAAGAATTGCAGTTGAGATACAAAATAAAATGCAGGACTTGTATACTAGAAGACAAATTGATGGTGTAAAACTTATTAACCAACTTGCACAAATGGTTGGAATGACTGTATCAGATAAAATGCAAAAGAAAGGAACACTATTCTTAAAAATGGGTGACGAACTTCAAGAAGATGCAGCTGTAGATGCAGCTCAACTTAAGGCAAAACATGCAGAAGAAATGGAGAGACTTAAAGCAAATCACGAACAAGAATTAGAGGCACTTAAAGATAGACACGATAGAGAATCTAAGAGAGTAGAACAACAAAAAGAAAAAGAAACACAAGATAAACAGATTCAGTCAAAACGTGATGCAGATAGAAAATCTGCAGAGAAGAAAAGAGAATCACAATCTGAAGAAACTATTGAAGAAAGATTTGCAGACAGACAGAGAGAAAAAACTAAGTCTCAACAGAAAGCACATCAAAAGGCAATGATGAAAATTGCAAGAAAATCTATCAAAGACTATGATAAAAGAAATAAGAAAGAGGATGTTGAGGAAGATAG